CGGCCGGTATAAGTGCTAACCTTACCCACGTTTTCCACTGCAGTTTTGGTAGTCTGTGCATAGGCCCACCAGCTGGGCTATCCGGCATGGGCAGTGGTCCTAAGATTTCACCGATCGACCTAACCTGCAGTTTTGGCGGCTGATAAACGAAGTTTTGTACCTTGGCCGGGTTCCGGGCTATGAGGAGGTACCGCTTTCTGTGTTGCCCTAGGCCTCCAAGTTCCCCGCAGTCGTGATAGCCTTCGTGAAATACATATCCGGTACCACCCAACAGACTTTTCATTTCCTGTAGCAGTTCCTTGCCTCTGGTCGTTATCCTTGGCACATTCTCAAGGAGAATTATTCCCGGCAAGTCATCGGCAAAAGCTTCAAGAGTTAACCGCAAACCACGAACTGTAAGTCTGTTTAACGCCTGGTATTTCTCACTTGCCGCTGATTTACTGGGCAGTAATCCAGAAAATCCTTTGCATGGTGGTGAAGTGATAACTGCGTCAGGTGCTATGCCTCCTGCTGCTTGCCTTATATCTGCAGGTGTCACCTCTCGCCAACCTTCAGGTGGTTCTTGACCATGAAAGGCAATATAGTCATCCCGGCCAAACAAGTCCATTTGCACTGCCGGGGCTCCGGTAAACATCTCAAAATCTTTGCAGGCGTCCGGGTCGCAGTCGATCCCGGCAAGCGTGATGAAGTTGGCCTGCACTCCACGGTATTCTGTTGTTGCCTCTTGTGCTCCGAGTGCGAACCCGCCCGAACCGCAGAACAAATATACGGCTGAATATGTGTGCTCTATATCATTCACCACCTAACCAAACAATGTTTGCCTCTGGCTCTTTGCGGCCACAGGATTTAGCCATAGCACTTCCTCACGTTCCCGACCGCCTTCTGACCTGGCTTTTGCTGATTTACGCTCCCAGTGCTGCAACTTGGAATCATACAGCTTGCAGGCATACCCGGATAACAAAACCGGTCCAGAATGTCGGTCTAAAGCCTCAAGCAACTCCTCATGATCTGCGTCGGTCATCTCGTTGGCATACATGCGCTTTGACCTGGTACTCAGCGGATATGGCGGATCCGCATAGATTAATACTTCTGAAAATCGGTATCTCTCGATTAGTTTTATGGCCGGTTGACATTCTATCTGTGCTAATTTTAGGCGTTGGGCTGCTTTCACTATCCTTTCCGGCAACTTTAACCACTCTCGCGCACAGTTAGATCCGTTACGGCCCTGTATATCGTGTCGCCATCCTGTTCTGTCGGACGTTTTACTACCAAAGCCCTGCCACATACGCACTAAAAACCTTCTAGCATCTTCCAGTGAATCACCAGTTTTCAAGAAATATTCATCATGCCGGGCACTTGTCAGGAGTTCGGTGTATTCCTGTCTGCTCCAGGGTGTGAATTCAATCAAATCGGCCAACTCACTTGGCTTATCTCTTAACACCTTGAAAAAGTTAACTATGTTGCCGTCAATATCGTTTATCGTTTCAACCTTCGATGGAACCTTCAAGAAAAATACTGCTCCACTCCCGAAAAAAGGTTCTAAATAAGTCGTATGGGGGGAGATGACTTATTATCCAGCTGGCCAAACGCCACTTTGCGCCTGGGTATTTTAATGTTGGTCCTATATCCTCGCCCCTCTTCACGCCGTCCCTCGCATAGGCAGCGCCCTATCGTCAAAAGCTTCCTGCACCATATCGCCTGTAACGGAGAAGCTCCGGCCTATCGTAAAACCCTGCATTTCCCCGATTTTACCGCAGTTACAGCAAGTAACTATAGCCCGTCCTGGTGTTTTCCAGGAGTTCACATCAACCCTGTGACTACCACAGCCTGTGCAGAATAAAATCCCTGCCGTGCATAATTTTTTACCCGGCACTACTCTCCACCTCTCTTATACTTAGGCCTACAAACGCAGTGCATTCCTTCAAAAACGCCACTTCAACGATACCGGTCGGACCTTCGCGCTGCTTAGCTATAACAAGTTCAGCAATGCCTTTTTTCTCAGTGTCCGGCGTGTAATATTCCTCGCGGTGAACGAACATTACTACGTCGGCATCCTGCTCGATATTGCCACTCTCCCTCAGGTCTGTTAGTTGTGGCTTTTTGTTGGCTCTACCACTGACTTGTCGGTTCAACTGACACAGCAGCACCACCGGAACGTCAAGTTCTTTGGCTAGACCTTTCAGCGCCTTGGTCATGAAACCAATCTCAAGGCTTCTGTTTTCGGCTTTTTTGTGTGGGTTTATTAAGCCAAGATAATCAATCACCACCAGGTCAAGACCTGTTTTCTGCTTCATCCTCCGGCATCGAGAGCGAATATCCATAACTGTTACATTGCTGTTGTCATCGATGTGTAGGCTTGATTTGTATAGCTCTCCCGCATAATGATTAGCCATACTCCAATCGCGTTCAGACAGACTACCAATCCTCATCCGCTGGCCATCAATTTTTGCCTGCTGCATAATCATCTTGTCAAGGATCCGCTCTTTTTTGCTCTCAAGGCTAAAAATTGCAACGTGCCCGCCTTTCAGAGCAACCCCACAGGCTAACTGTACGCCACAACTGGTCTTACCCATTGATGGGCGACCGGCAATAATAATCAAGTCTGAGCGCTGTAGGCCATTGGTCATATAATTTAAGTCGTCCCAGGGAGTTTTAATTCCTGTTATTCCAGGCTTTCTGTTCTCCATGTCCTGCAGGTGTGCCATGATCAAGCTTTTAACCGGTACCAAACCGCCACTGTGCTGCTTGCTGTTTAACTCTAAAATGTCAGCTTCAGCCTGGCTTATAAAGTCCTCGATGTTGTCAAAGTTACGGTCATACGCCTTGCTAATAATACTGCTTGACTTGCTGATTAACTGCCTAAGTACGCTGCATTCGCGTACTATTTTTGCGTGTTGCGTTACGGTAGCAGTGGTTGCTACCTGACCGACCATTTCAGCCAAATACACAACGGTGACAAAATCTATCTTGTTGTCTTTTCTTAGATTCTCCGAAACAGCTAAGAGGTCAGGAGTAACACCGGCAGCCTCCAAGTCCACTATGGCCTGATAAGCCAGGACATTTCTTTCCTCGTAGAAGTCGCTGGCAGTCAAGATTTCAGTCACATCAGGGATAACCATTTTGTTTTTAATCATGGCCCCAATGACTGCCTGTTCAGCTTGCTGGTTATACGGTGGCGGTTGCGTCACTATTCTTCACCGTCTTTCAAGACCATGAATTCCCGGTATGTGTCTGTTTTTTTATAGTCGTCATACATGGGTCTGTTCTCGGCCACAGACTCACGAATATCAGCGACCGTTGGAATAAAGCGACTGGTCTTAATATGCTCTTTGACAGCCTTTTGAGCTGCCTCATAATCAATATCGCTAAGAAGTTCATGCCATAAATCTATTTTTTCACTGGTCAGTTCTGGCAGATTCGGATAAACCAGAATTATAAGTGCAAATACTTTCTTGATATCTTCCCTGGTCACTATAACGCCTCCAGTCGTTTTAGTTTTTCATCAGGACTTGCTCTGGAACTTTTAACAGAGTTATTTTTGTTTTGCCTATTCTGTTCAAACTGCTTATCCAGTTCAGCAACTTCCTGCAGTGTACGAACATTTTTCTTCTTCCAACCCAACACAATTTTATCCATGTACTTAAAATTAAAATTTCCGCTGAGTACAGAACGCCTTAGAGCTTCAATGGTTAAACTTGTACCTACTTCGTTTATCCAACCGCTAACTCTCTCTATCTCCATCGGTGAAAGAGGTCTGGCAAATTCCTGCTCAAAGCATTTGTAAACTTCTGCTATTTCAACCGATGCAGTATCATGATCATTATTATTAATATTAGGTTCTGGTTCTGGTTCTGGTTCTGGTTCTGGTTGAAAGAACGTTGTAAGAACTTCATAAGAACTTTCTAAGAATCCGTTTAAAATGTTGTGATTTATTGTGTACTTACCCGCTTTAGGATTAGATTTAAAGGCTTCCCAAGTCAACCATTCAGGTAGGGGAACTCCTGGAGGCGCTGGATTTTTTAAAGACTGATGCTTATGGAAGTTTTTAATAAACAGACCTTTCTTGCCGCATGACTCATAGGGAATTAACTTATCAATCTCTACAAGTTTATCCCGGTATCTCTGTATAAAATCTAGGTCCACATCCATATCACCGGGGTAAAGGTGCAGTTTAAAAGCTAGCGGGTCATCTTCTAAGCAACCGCTATCATCAGCAAGCTGAATAGAGCCTATATAAAACATGCGTCCGTCTCTATCTAGATGCCTTATTAAATCTGTGTCAGTCCAAAATGCAGCTTTTATTTGTCTGTTGTGTAAGCGCATCCGTAAGCTCCCCCTGATTTAATGATTACTTATAAAGTTCTTATGTTTTTCTTATTTTTAAAAATCCCCGGAACCGGCACATCGCCGGCCCAGGATATAGATAGGAGGTCTAAGGCGTATGCCTTATGCTGAAAGTCTCTGATACTCGTTAATAAGCTCGTCCAACTTCTCAGAAGTCTTTAAAAGCTTCTCTGTCGGACAGTTATATAACTTATTCCGTAGTCGCTCAATCCTAAGTCTTAGCCTAGCTTTTCGTATCTCGTCCAAGCATTGCTCCCCCAATCTAAACTGTCACCCCAAGCACTCCAACCATTTCTAATACGACGGGCAAACAATTCTAAATATGGCCCACCTGGTACCATTCGTTCAGCCTTTACCCAGGGTATTGCCGTAGAATACTTAAATCCCCAAGCTTTCATGACCGGCCAAGGGTGGGTCTCTTTTATCGGGTGGGTACTCCACAGCAGCAGGATCGCGTCCTGTGCTGTGATAAACTTTACCCACTCACCTAAAGCGCATATTTCTTGAAGGCTCATAGTGTCGTAGTGCTTGACACTCTTGCGCTGTTTGCCCTCATACTGAGGACTGAGGCGCGTTCCCTGGTCGTTGTAGCGCCAAGGAGGATCCGCGAGAATTAACTGATACTTCTGCATCCTTAATCCTCGTCTTGAGTAGTTTTTATGGAATCGATAATGCTTTTAATCTCGGCAAGGTTATAAATAATAATCTCAACGTCCCGCAACATAAAATCATCCTCTTTAACAAGACAATCTGATTATTTTTATGCTTGGGAAAGTTGTCTTTAAAAGTTCTGTTATTTTACTTCTGTTTATCTGGGTATCAAGCAAAACATATTCATGCTCACCTTCAGGCTTAATAAACTCATAACCATCCTCAATCATCTGCTGCAATTTATCTTTTCGTTCTTTCTTCTCTGTAACTGGCTTTCTTGAATAAATACTGCTACTGTTAAGGCCCAAACCAAACCTTCCTTTGTAGCCGAATGAACCAAAATTATCATTAGTTACTAAACTAAATCCCTGCCTATTCCACCACCGATACAGTCCATCATGCATAGCATAGAGCAACTCTTTAACTCCAGATACCGGGCTGTTATTGGCCAATTGTTGCTCTAATTCGCGTATTCTCACATTGGCTTGCCTTATACCTCCAAACATATCATCAATCCTGTTAGCGGCCTGCGAATCATATTCGAGTATCTTAGAAAATTCCGCTGTATGGCTTTCGATGATACTTATGAGGGTATTTTTCACTTCAACTGACAACTCATCTTTTGCAAGCCATTCGTGAAGTTGTTTCGATGCAAAGAACATATCTTTAATAGACTTAAGGCAAACAGCCTTATCGTCCTCATTCAGCACAACCATTTTTTCTTGTATAATTTCAGTCATTATTTCACCTCCGGATCTAGCATCGGCATTATCATAGCGGTTGTCTTGGCACCCCTAAAAACTATAGGAGTAATCCCGCCCTTGGTGCATATCTCAAATACCTCATCCTGCATAGCCATTAAAGCAGTATCGAGGTATTCCTTATTGACTAAAATACAAGCCTTAGCAGTGCTTAAATTAACCGCATAGTCTAGTTTCTCAGAAGGATATGCCTGAACCAATATACTAAACATCTCAACTGTGCATCCTCTAACTATTACCTTTGTTTCGGCTGTTACTTCCAGAAGTCTTTTAATGTCTATCGCCCGGATATTAGTGTCAAGGACAACCTCAAAATTATCCCTGGCATCCCACTTAATTTTTGTATTTTTAAGGTTGTCCGGGATATAGTCAGACTTTATGAATACCGCCATCTTTCCGCTATCACAGGCTATTAACTCCGTCTCGGTGATGTTGATGTAATAATATTGAGACGGTAAGTCACCTTCCTTGGCCGCAAAATACGACGCCCTGATAAAGTCATTTACAAACGTATTATTTGTAAATTTATTAATATTTTCAACCTTAGACTGCAGCAGTTTTTTCTTTATATCGCTAATCCTTAATTCTACTGTGTCCATTTTTCTATTAATACCGTCTTTCTCGTATTCAAGGTCATCTATTTGTTCTTGTAGTGCATCGTATTGACTGGATAAATTGTTGCGTGCCTTGGTTAATTCTATGAGTTTTTCATCTAACTCCAGGTTATTATTTATCAAACAAAACACCTCACGATCTGTCCGAACATATATAAAAAAGTCAGTGCAACAATCCCATACCCAACGGCCTTAGAGGGCAGTTTGTCCTCACCCTCCAACCACTCCTGCACCACAGTAACCATTCGTTCAACCTCAACAACTAACTTCCTAGTTAGGGAAACTTTCCCGAAACTCCTTAGCCGCAAGAGACAGTGCACTATCATCCTCCTCCTCCCGCTCCGTTTCATCATCCTCTAACCCATGATCCAGTAGTGAGGGTAGTTGATGTTGTTCTATCGCCCGCGCAATTCTCTGCACATCTTCCGACCATAAGCCATGCCTTTTTATAACCCCCACAAAATCTTCGATGCTATGTGAAACTTCATACCACACCGGGTTGCCGTCATCGTCATCGTCCGCCTTTCGGCCACAATGACTTAATTCATGGTCTACGAGTGCAACTTATTGGTGATATTCGATCGCCTTCCACACCTTAGTATTTATCACTATACAAAAGTCATTTCCGGTCAGGTGCCTTTCTCGCGCAGTCACCTTAATAGCACGTCCCCAAGTGGTTCTGTCTTTGCTACTCCATGGACCATCCCTGAAAAGGTATCTGATATTAGCCTCCACCAGGTGTTTATGATGTGTAGCTATGCACTTTCGCGCAATATGTTCTACCTCGTAAGCGTTTTGAAACTCTATATGTGCCACCTAAATCACCTTCTTGCGGTTTTTGGGTGGTCTAATACTTCTTCCGTCAGCACACAAACCAACACCTCTCCGCCTGACGTTACGACCGCTTACACAAGACCGTTCTCCGTAATACCCAAAAGCACAGTCTATGCAATCAGTTTGCTGTTTAGTCTCGGTTAGTTTTTGAGTTCCAACCGGTCTTTTTGTATTATTCCGAGCCATCAAATCACTCCCTCAAATAAACTTTACTGTCCCTCGTCGTGTATTCATGTAGTTTTATGCGTATACACAGTAAAACGCTTTTCGCATTTATTACACTCTATTGTTAATAGTCGCCTGTCTTTCTTAATAACAAAAAGCACATATTGTTCAGTTAAACAGTGAGGGCACTTCAATTTTTATCCCCCCAGAGCTACTCCGGTAGCATTTTTAAATCTTCCGTTGGTTCCAAAACAACACCTTGCCTTTCAGCAGTAAGGAGAAGTTGCTTGACTTTCTCCTTATAGCTTGCCTGCAGTTGCAATGCTTTATCTTTATATTGCCGCTCCAGTTGTTTATATAAAGCCTGATTCATACGCAACCCCAACATAAAATCATCGTAAGCACTTAACAAGGCGCGGCACTCTACAATTAATCTGGTTTCCTCCGGTAACTTTAGACCGTTGGCTTTGTCGTAGAGCGAATAACAAAAACCCGGATAAGGCGTTATGTGTATCTCTTTCCCTCGCGCTTGCATTACCACGTTGAACGCCCTAATCATTTCCCAGTTGTCAAAGCGACTAGACTCCCCAAGTTCAGCAGCGTATTCCTCAATAATCTCGGCATATTCCGACTTGTCTCCGCCTAACATTTTATCTGTAAAGAGCTTCTTAAAGCCCAGTCTCTTTGCTAAATCCGCGTTTTGCAAAGCTTCGTATACCGTGTCATGGATTTCTGCTTTATCAACCTGCAACACGGCTAAATCCATCACCCACATTTT